TTACAAACAGTTTAGCAGATTCAACATCCTTTATGAATGATGAATTCAGTTGGTGATATATGCGGAATTGAAGAGATAAAGACTCTTTCATTTGAACATAGTTGATAAAGTTTCTAGCCAAAACCTTTGACTCTACTTCTTTACTTTCCACCATCATTGTAACACATTCTTTTGTTACCGAGTTTAAGATTGTTCCAAAATTCACGTTTAGCACTCCTTGAAAATTAATTCCCTTAGTATAAAATATCTACTTTTTGTTGTGAAGATTTATTTCATTCAACTTTTTGCTACCTTCTGTAAGGTTTTCGTCTAAATGTTTCAACATTTTTATTGTGTTGTCATATGACATACTATTATTAATTAAACTTTTATTGTATTTGACTTCTTTTTCTTTATCATGAGAAATAGTTTTCATGATATTAGTAATGTGTTCACCGATGGCTTCACCTGATTCAGAATCAACGTATGATTTTCCTTCTGGTGGATCATCTGGTAGAGGATTTCCTTCTTCATCTTGGAATTGTCCACCCTCCATGCCCTCATCTCCCATACCACCCATGGGATCATTGCCACCAGCCTTTTCAATTTCTAGTTTCATTTTTCCTTCAAGGAATTGTTGTTCAAGAATTTTCTTAACTTCATCATCAGTAAAGTCGAAAATGTTTTGCATACCCCAAACAAACGAAATTGGAGACAGTGTAGTTTCATCCCATAGAGCACCAAACACACTAGCTTTTTGTTCCCAAATTTCCATTTTTTCAATTTCAGTTTGTGTGCTTGGGTTTGTTAACTCTAATTCAAAACCAGTAAGGTGTTCCTTGTCTCTGAACCCCATAGCATATAGATGGACAACAGCAATGTTTGTTAATGTTGCAATCATTGCTTGTTGAATTCTATTAATGGTTCTGGCAAATCTAAAATCTTCGGATGATAGAGTTGCTTTCGCATTAATCTGATCATCAAATGTTAGGTAGGCTTTTGGAATTTTTAAAGAAGCGAAAAGTTTTGCTTGGATGTATTCGATATCTCCAATATCATCAAGGTTACTTGCTCCCGGCAATGTATCAATCTCTGAATTTTTATCCCCACGCCTTGGAATGAAAAAATCTTCGTCAACAGCCATGGAATTATATTTGAAGTCTATTCCACCGGTTTGTTCATTAACAACTGGGGTTCTCTTCATTGCGTTTTTCATGTCTGAAATATATTGACTCACATCGCCCGGATCAATGTTTCCAACATCAATGTAGAATACTCTGCGTTCTGGGGCACGAGTAATGCGATAAATAAGCATGGCATCTTCTGCAAGTTGTAGTTGTTTCCAAACTAACCTTGCTGATTCTAGTTGTGATGTTCCATAGGGGAAGGTTGCCATATTAGATAGCATACGGAAGTGAGCAATTTGCCAACTGTCAAACATAATATTTTGGGCATCCCAAATATATTTTATTGAGTTAACGTCACCATCATATGCTTCTTCACGCCTAACCTCTTCTGTTGGGATAGGTAAAAATCCAGCCACACCAAGATTTGGTTGAACATCTAATAGAAGGAAATGATTTCCATACTTGCACATTTGGCGAGTCCATTGCCATAGGTTATGATCAATGTCTAAAATGTCTTCGAATAGGTTTTCAAGAATGGTTTTAATTCTATTATTTTCACAAGTTATTTTTAGTACGTTCCCATATTCATCTTGTGTCAATGATTCATCAGCATATATATCCAATGCGGAAGCAATTTCAGGAGTATAATCCATAACTGTATAGTCTTCAAAGGATTTCCTACGGTCAACTTCAAGGGTTGTTGCACGAACATAATGGTCATATGTTGCCTTGGCAAATTGAGATTTTAAATACTCTTGATGTTTGTGTGTGGTAGGAGCATCTAGTTGCTTAGGTTTAGCAACATAGCGTTGTCCAAATCCCCTCTTGAATAGAAGGGTTAACTTAGATGGTAAGTCAAGATTGGTTGACGACAAATCTGACCGATCTGGTGCGTCAAATAAGTCTCTTTTTTCTCTGTCTGTTCGATTAAAATAATCAGCCATTATTTACCTTTGTTTCTTCCTATTAACCAACCGAGATTTTCTACCGTCCCGGCGTTTGTCACCATTTCCCATGGATTATTTTGTCTCATTTGTCGTGAAAAGGATTGGTTTAAAATTGCCAATTCTTCTGTCGCTTCATCTCGTTCATTATGCATAGACCTAAGCGAAGCAAGTATGCTTTCTTTTGTGGCAAGCATATCATTTAATGTTGTTGCCATAACGAACAAACAAATAGCCATAGCAATAGATAAATCATCATTATATCCATGCATAGCTTCCGGTCTACCGTTATGATATACTAGAGTTCGCAATTCTGAAATCATTCTAATCGATCTTACTGTTATCGTTTTTGTGCGAATCTCTTGTTCTAGTTGGGCAAAAATTAATGGTCTAGTTGTTAGTGTTGTTTGAAAGCCCGGAACCATATTGTCCTCTTTGTTCTTAAGTGCCTTCTCTAACTTCCTGCGCCTTTGACCATGAATACCCTTCATTGAATAATAAATATTTGGATATTCCATTTCAACCAGTTTAAGGCAAGTTGCGTATCCAATACTATTCGCTTCTGATACAATCAACGCATCATTGTATTCATAACCTAATTCAGCCAAAAACTTTGCAAACAAATCTGGCGGGAGTTTTCCCTTGTATTCTGCTACCTGTTCTCGTGTTCCAACATCTAGAACATGACAGGCAGAGAAATCCGAACCATCGCCTCTAGCAACATCTGCTGATATTAAATACTCATGTTCATCTTCGGGTTCCACCCATATCCATAGATTATCATCCCAACCAGCCTGTCTAATTGGTATAGTGCACATTTTTTCCATTGCTTTGATATATTTTTCCTGAATAACTTGATCTCCGGAACCAAGAAAGTCCATGTCAAGTTCTTGTGCAACCTTTCTAGGGTCACCAAGTTGTTTCTTTTGTTCCTCATACCAATTGGATGTTGGAACTAAGGCATCTTTTCCACAACCTTCACAAACAACCTTATCTTTTAGGAAGTTCATGTTTCCATGGTCTTGTATGTGTTTACATTCTGAACAATGCCATGTTGCTTCTGCACCATAAACTGGATGATCTGTCCAGTGTGCTATTAATGGAATAAAATCGGATTCTTTATTCATAGAAGCTAACCATTGTTGGTGATACCAGTTTCCAACACCCTTTGGAGTGGAAATAATAATTGCACTACCACCTAATGATAATGTTGGGAATGCGGCCGCCCAAAGATCGTCAACTTTGCTTGTGTCAATGATTGCCGCTTCGTCAATCACCAATAGTGATAGTGATTCCGAACGTCCAGCATCCCCAGTGGTGGCTTGTGCGGTAACCATTGAACCATTGGCTAAAACGATGCTTTTCTTGTTGTCGGACTCTAATGCTGGCACCATCCAATCAGGTGTCTTTTTAATGAAGGTTTTAATTTTTCTAATGAACCCTTGAGCATTGTCTTGCTTGTTTGCCACTACAACAATCTCTTTAGCTCTATGAAAAATGATCATCCATGCAATGTATCCAGCGGTGAGTGTAGAGAATCCAGTTTGGCGAGACTTTAATACGATATTAAATCTGTTGTCTTGATAGGATGCCAAAGCTTCTTTTTGGTAATCAAAAAGGTTAAACTTAACATGCCCTTTTTTGGGGTGATACACCATACCAAATGTGCCTAGGTAATACTCTGCACTTTTTGTGCATCGAATCATTTCTCTAACCATATCTCGTTTAGTGTATTTTAATTTTGGTCTTCCGACAGGTCTCTTGGCCATATAAAAAACTCCTATGATATTAAATACCATAGGAGTTCTCTTTATTCTGTTATTGGGTTTTTAGTTATTCAAGTCCAAACTTGTCAAGTCCAAACTTGTCATTACTTGGTACTCTTCCGTAGTCACCAAATACGCCAAGCTTGATCACTTTTGTTTTCAACTTTGGTTTGATATATGTCTTTTTCATTCTCGTGCCTTTCGTTTCTATTCTTGGTCTACACTTTCCAATGTGTTCCAAAGTTGGTACAGGGTGAACGGGTATTCAAGTTTGTGTGGTGGATTTCCATTTTTTCTTAGAATAATTCCATCATCAACCTCTTGAAAAGAAATACCACCTGATGCATCCCTAAAAAGAATTTTTCCTATGAAGAAATCCGAACACTCAAAAGCATCTGCGATATCCTGAACACTGTTAATTACGGTCATAATTTACACCTTTAGTTTGCGAACACTTTGGTGAAAGACTTGAAAATATTTTCGTCCAACATGCGGGCACGTTCATATTTTCCTTTGTCACGAATAAGGTTGTGTTCCAAAACGGAATTGAATGCATTATACAATCCCCAAACACTAACAACACCAAATTGTGTTTCACGTTCAATTTCAGCTTTCACTTGATCAAGGTAACGCTTTGGAAAAAGGTTTCCTTTACGAGCAATAATTTCTTCAGCCAATATTGCCATAGCATCTGGAGTCAAAACCTTATTTGCCCATTTTTGCAAAGTGACAAAACGATCCTTGTCTGAAACTTGAGCCAGAATTTCATCAACCAAATCATCAAAGGATTTATTCTTTGAGTGAGTGGTTTTCATACTGGCAATGGCAGTAGGAACACGCATACCGTTGGTACAAGCCAAGCGATAGATTGTTGCCTCAAGGGAATACTTGAGTGTGCCATCAAGAGAATTAACGATTGTAATTCCTGGCCAGCAAGAGTCCTTCTTGCCTTCTGGGGTTGCCAAGTTCAACTCTTGAGTTGGGAAGTATACATTGGCAAACATCTTTGCGCCACCTGCTGTCAGGGCAACACGTTGGAATGTTTTAATCTTTTTTGTTTTCAAGCGATCCAGAATTGGATCAAGTGCTTCGGCATGAGATAGAACCTTATAGTTGCTACCAACTTCACCAACCACTACATTGGAATCACATCGGATGATTGCTCTCCGGTTGGGAACGATCAAACCAGTAGCGGTTTGAACTTCTTCTTCCCTAACATCGAATTGGTATGGTGATTTGAATTCTTTTTGGTCTCCACGTTCACTGGTGAAAATTCCACTTGGTTGTTCTGTGTTCATTTTAATAACCTTTCACTACTCATATTCTTTACGAGCATATTTGAAGTAAGTACGAGTGCCGCCCTTACAAAGTCCCCTGCCATGTTTAATATCATCAAGCAATTTAAGTGCCCTTTTAGAATGACTTTTAACTCCATAAAACCAATGATTCCTTGCGGTTTTCGGTGGATCATCTGGAGTCTTAGGCATCAATGCTATTTTTTTGACAGGATGGTAATAACATCCAACACAATTCCTAGCAACTTTACAGTTGAAGAATGGTTTGTGTGGACAATTTTCTGGAAATGTTTCCTTCTTTCTTTTGGGTTTAGTAACTAGTTTCTTCGGTTTTGGTTTTGTTTCCTTTGTGCAATTTTTACAAAGGAATGGTTCATTGAAATGTTTGTCTGTAAACTTTCTAACCTTTGTTGGGTCTCCACATCTTGGACAAATAATTTCGCCACTGGTTAAGTTTTTGGATCTTCGTTTCCAAATCTTACCACCAGAATAAATTTCGTTAATCATCGTAATAATCATCAACTTCCCTGAGAGCGATTTCTAAAATATCATTTTCATCTAAGAGGATCATCCGTTTTCCCGATCCCAGTAACGAATACTTAAATCCATCATATGTTCTAAGTATTTTATTTTTTAAGTCAACCATTTCTATGTTATTGATAACAACTGCTTCGCCATTTTTATGTTGGTTAGAGTTTCCAATTATTCTACCTTGAACAAATTGTGGCATTTGAAACCTATCGTCATATTTGATTATCCACTTCGTAAGAATTGGCAATTCGGTCTTTAATCTGATATTCATTGTAAGCCTCCATGTTGTTGACTATAAATATCATATTATATTTTCAATCGCACAATCCCATGAAAAAGTTAACAAGCAACAATGGACTAAACATAACAAAAGAAATTGTTACTGCCATTGTCCAGAAAAACAACCAAAAGATTTTCAATACCCACATTATTTTTTCCTTTGAAAGAGTGTATATTTTGTAGTTACTCTGTAATTATAACCTATTTCTTAGGAAAAGTAAACAATAAATTGAAAATAAATTATTCTTCTTCTATCTTCTGTATCGTCCTATTCAAATACCAAATGGCTTTCTTTAAGTCATGTATTGGCTTTCCTTTGTCTCTAAATCTTAGTAAATATTTCAAAACATTAGAAAGATTATATGCTACCTTTGGATTTTGTTCAATCTCTATAATCATTTCAATAATATCAATTGCTTCCATATCTCTATTGCAATAGTGGGATGGGTGATTAACATCATCTGGAGAAGATTTAATAGTTGAACCACACAAGTCTTCTATTTTAGATTGTATGTTTTCAAACACTTCATCTTGTGGTTTTGTTGTTAGTTGTTCAATCTTTCCAATATCAAATCTACCTTTGTCCATTTCTGCTAGTCTACGTTCTGGGTCGCTTGTTGGGTCTGTCATTTTTTACTCCTGAAATAAAGGCTGTTCACCTTCGAAAAACATGGTTCCAATTGTTATATCAAATCCATGACTTGTATCATTTGAAAGATACGCAAATAGATAATATATTTCATCTACTTTTAAAATTTCACATGCTTTACCACCAACCCGGTGATAGTTTTTTCCGTTTGTTATATTTGGAATTTGACAAGTTCCATTATTTGGGGTGAAAAATACATATTCATTATTATTGTGTTTTAAATATGTTGCAGACTCCGACCATGAACTTGATGGATAACCTGAACCAGTTTGATCTAATAGTCTAATCAATTCCCAATGTATTAAATCTGTTGATTCTGCCCAACCTATTACCATTGATGAACGATCAGCATATTTTACAGACATAATCATACCATATTTTCCATCACCCAACCGGAAAACGTCTGGGTCTCTACAGTCATTATCCCATGGGTTTCCTCTCCCCCATGAAGTCAATTCATGGTCTGCTTCAAACACTAAGATTGGGTCTGTCCAATTGAACAAATCTTCACTGGTTGATTTCAAGATTCTTTGAACATTGCTACTTGGAATACCTTCGTCCCATACAACACCAGTATAAAACATGTGCCAAGTTTCATCGACCTTAATAATGCATGGTGCCCAAATGTGTTGAGCGGCATATTCTGGGTGTTTCAATCCCTGAACAATGTTTTCATGTTCAGTCCAAGTCCTTAAATCAGTTGACGTTGCGTGAACAAACCCATAATTATCATCATCATGATGTTGTTGCCAATACATAATGCTTCCATCTATTCCTATGATATGGTATATATCTCCATCTTTAACAAAAGCAAAGTCAACCATACCAGCGTCACCTTCACGAATGAATTCTGTTGGTTGCCATGGTTGAATATAGATTGGAACATCACGCACGAAATTTTTATCTGTTTGAATTTCCATTGGGTTTTCAATTTGACAACCACCAATTAAAATCATTGCCATAAATAAAATTGTTCTCATTCTTTTCCTCCAAATACTTCATCAAAATAATCATCAAATAGCCACTCAAAGTTTGTGTTTACAAAATCCTGCAAAACATAATAAACAATTTTTCCCATGTTTGGAATATCTTCCATATGCCCACAAACAATATCCATCGCACCATTGCGATCAACTGTGAATGTTTTTATCTTTTCGTTCTCTTGTAAATACTTGTCACTTATTTCACCTTCACAGGCAATATATACAGTGACCACCGATTCGTCGGTCATGCCTTCGGAAGAGAATAATTTTGGTGTTTCATGTAAGAAGCACAATGAAGTCAACCCTGTTTCTTCTTTCAACTCTCGTTTGGCAGATTCAAAATGTGATTCGCCTTCATCAATCAGTCCAGCGGGCAGTCCCAGAATCCAATCTCCAAATGGTTCTCTCCATTCATCTGTTAATACCAACTGAAGTTTTCCATTCTTAACCATTAGTGGAACAATCACAACGGCATCTGCATTATGGTTTCCTTCAATCCATGGTGTGGATTTTCTAGATACAAATTCCCAACCGGAATTGGTGGTGTAGTAGTGTAAAAATCTACCCATGTATTTTCTTAAAATGGAGTTTCCCATTTTTCACTCTCTTCCATAATCTTTGCAAACTTTTTCACAACATCACCATGAATTTTTTCATGGAGAAAATCAGTAACGTCTACACCACGCAACATCAAGTCACGAATAACTGTTGCACTAACAGGAACCTTGGTGCGATCTACTATTTTAGTCCTTGCTCCAACATCATGGAATATTTCAACATCCTTTATTGAACCACCATAGAAAACTATTTCAAATTTATCATTCAAGTGTCCAAATGCTGAATAGATTTGGTCAAACACCATTTCTTTCCAAGATATATCATCATTAGGAAAATCGGGAACTCCAACAATCCTAATATTGTAATTATAAATCTTCCTTATCCATTCTTTTCTTTGGAAATATGTAAACAGAACCCGGAAGGTTATTTTCTGTCCCACAGATCCTAGAATAATCAAGGAATTTTCTTCACCAACGTCTTTAATCATCTGGTCAATAGTGCTCTGGTGGCCGACATGTATTGGACACATTCTACCAACAAAAACAGCGATTTTCTGGGTTTCCATTTTTTCCTTCTTTCCTTTGGTTTTTTCAACCATGTGGCTTCCACGGAAATTTTCTTCATGTTCGGCATATCGGTTATGTCCGTTTATCATCACTTGATTCCTTTCGCCGCATTTTCACGGATTGCTTCAAAGGTTGTTCGGTTAGAGACACTACCATTGTGGTATCTAATCTTCAGTTGATTTTCCCAAATGTTTTTTCCAACCTTAACGGTTGTCCATGTGTCAAAGTCTTGGCAATAATCCAGTGCCAAACGTCCACGTTTTGACTTCTTACCATGATCAGTAATAGGATCTTTGTAAACATCTTCCCAATCACGCCCTGCACGTTTGATTGCCGATGCTTTCATAGCGAACCTAAGTACATCCCTGTCAAAGTGTTGGAGCATTCCTCCACCCATACCAAAGGCAATGTTGTCTGTAGACAATCCACGGTGTTCCATCTCAACTAGGATATCCCCAATTGCTTTCTCATTGATTCCGTCACCTTGAATGACACGAATGTGATCTGGCAAAACTTTAAACCCTTTTTCATTATCAATGTATCCAAAATCACCCATGAGCAATTCAATCAAATCACTAACAACTTGAACAGGGTTT